AACTGTTCCGCATGCAGCAGTTGGAGTTATCTTGTTAACTTTAACATTGCTGGCCATTACTGATACTTGTACCTTATTATTACGATTCCGCTACCGCCTGCAGAACCTACTGTAGTAGAAGGACCTGGGCCAGGAAAATTACCTGCTCCACCAGCACCGCCTCCAGTGTTAGTTGTTCCTGCACTTCCAGCTCCTGGAGGAGTAGTATTTCCACCTGTTCCTCCACCACCAGCTCCACCTGCTAAACCACTTCCTGGAGATTGAGGTCCACTTCCTGGACCACCGCCACCTGCGAAATATCTTGCTCCAGAAACTGGACCTGTTGTTCCATTACATCCACCAAAACCTGCACTAACCACAAAAGAACCTATTCCGCCTGGGGCTGAACAACCTGGGCCTGCAGGACCACCTGCAGCTCCTGCTCCGCCACCACCTCCCATAGCATAAGGGGGTGCTCCTTTTCCAACTCCTCCGTTATTTCCTTGAGGTGGACTTACGGGAGGTGTATTTCCTGTTCCGCCTGGTACAGTTGGTACACCACTATTCCATCCGCCACCACCACCTGAACCACCATTACCTGATACAACACATCCACTTGCTCCACCACCACCACCTGCTGATGTAATAGTTGAAAAAACTGAATTGTTTCCTGGATTTGATCCGCTATCACCAGGATTGGTGCTACCAGCTCCTCCTGCTCCTACTGTAATTGGATAGCCTGTAACACTAACAGGTAAACCTGTAGGACTTGCTAAAGGAGAAGTTAAAGGCGCTGGCATACAAGTTGAATTAGATAATCTAAATCCTCCTGCTCCTCCACCTGCTGAAGCTGCAACTCCAAAACCTATACTAGAAGCACTTCCACCTCCACCAGCTACTACTAAATAGTCAACTGTATTTGATCCCGCTGGTGTACCAGCATTTGTAACTGTAAAAGTTCCTGGTGAAGTGAATGTATGAATTTTGTAATCTCCACAACAAGTCACTGTACCACCTGTTGCTACGATAAAAGGATTTACACCTGTTGCATCTGTTGTTCCATCATTAACATTTTTCCAACCTCTTGTTCCATCAACATAAACAAAAGTTAAAGAAATTCCTTCTGTGCTTCCAGTGTAATTATTTGCTGAACCATTTATTAAAGAACCATTTCTTGCAACGGTTACACTATTTGTTTGCCAAGTATTTGCATAGTCTGCAATAGCTATAATATCTCCTGAACTTGGACTCGCTGGTAAAGTTACAGTGATTGCTCCAGAAGTGGTATTAACAAAATAACCATTCCCACTTACAGCAGTAAAGCTAGCTGTTTTTGCTGTTGTGTCCCAAGATACAGTTCCAACTCCAGATAAATTTGCACCTGAAGCAATACTAACTGTATCGCCAGAAGCACCTAGTGTTAAGGTAGTTCCGCATTGTGGTTCGATTGCATTTACTTCTATTTTACTCATTTAAATTATTACCAATGTTCCTGTTACTGTTTGCGTTCCTGTAATGGTTACAGGTCCTGCTAAAACTCCTGAATCTAATGTTTGATCTTCATTTAAAGTTGATGCGTGAGTAACCACAAATCCTGTTGCAGTCATCACTGGAGAAATAGTTCTCTTTGCTGGTAATGTACAAAATACATTTTTCGTACCTGCAGAAAAATCAACAAGTGCATCACCGTTTGATGAAGATATGACTGTGTCTCTTGATAAAGTATCAGGTGTAGCATCAGTTACTGTACCAATACCAACTTCCCACTCGCCAGCAGAGTTTAACTCTATTGCGTAGTAAGTTGTATTCGTCGTTCCAATTCCTGCAACAAAACCTTCATAGCCAGTTTCGGCACCAGCAAGTGAAAGCGTTCCTGTTCCAGTAGTTGTACTTGTTTCCTTAACTCTATCGTTAATTACCAAAGCCATTTCTACTCCTTATAAACTATTATGCGTCGCCAAGTCTAATGATAGCATTAGATGAATCAGCAGTTGGGAATTGAATAACGAAATCTCCGTTAGTCGCTGTCTTTGTTCCGCCGAAATCTAAAACTAATACTGCTTCATTAGATGTGCCTTTATAAATCAAAGCTCCTACTGCTGACAAAGTTACAGATGAAAAAGTCAAATCTGCAAAGTCAACATAAGCGATGTTTGATGACACTGCTACACCATTGTTAGTTAAAGAATTTCCACCAGCTGTATAGTTTGTACCAGACGAAGAAACTTCGTTAGTCGTTGTATAAGCTGTAGTAGAAGTACTGAAACCAGCAAGAGAAGTGTATAGCGCTAGTTTGAAAGTTGATCCACCAGAATCAAAATCAAACACACCACCTAGAAGGTCTGTTTTAAAAGAATCAGGTACTATGTTAGCCATTTAGTTTTCTCCTTAATTAATTAAGATGGTGACTCTGATTTAATTTGAGTACGAATAGCACCATCTTCATATTCGTCTCGGCGTCTTCTACCTTGTTGTTCGATAGAGTACGAAGCCATTGCTCGATCATAGGCTTGTGAATAGTATTGTAACATATCTACAGGCCCTTTCAAGTATCCATATGCTTCTACCAGACATGCATACAAAAGTAAATCTTGATATTTATTTGACACATAAGTTCCCTGAGTCGAGCCAGGACTAGCTGTAATGCTCGCAGGTTGTTTGGTATAAGCTAATGTAATAGCGTATGTCGAATCTGGTGTTGGTGCAACTACCCAATAATTAGCATCCCAGTTTCCATAATATTTAGGAAGACCTGATTGTGTGCCAGGAGTATCATAATACTCAGCCATAAAACTAGTATCTCTTTTTTCTAAAAAAACTTGTTTACCAGATGAGTCTGTAAGTTGAGCATATCTAATAAATCTTAAATCTGATGGAATAGTGACATATCGGCTTCCAGAAGCGAGATTCGAGGTTGCATAAAATCTGTTATCATCAGAATCTACTTCTCTATAAATTTTATTTTCTGCATTTTTAATAATAGTGTCTAAAACAGAATCTGATAACACATTGCTATCAACTTCAGTATAGTTTCTAATATCCGTTTGTAAGTTTGATAAAGTGTATGCCATTATGGTGTTAATGTTACCGGTCCAGCCGTTACAAACATTCCTCCTGCTCTTTCAGTTACTGTAGGTGTTGATCCTATTGTAAATGTATAATTATTTGTATCAGTTACAGTTATACTAAATCCTGATGAATTTTCAAATACTGTATAAGCCACTCCTCCAGGTGAACCATCTACATTTCTAAATACAACTGTGTCAGCAGTTGTTCTTCCATGACTTGGTTCATTAACTGAAATTGTAGTTGATCCTGATGTAATATTAAATGGATTACCAGGTAATAAATTTTGTGTAGCAGGCTCAACTCTTGCTGGTCTTGTTATTTGTAAACCTTGTGGATCAGCTGTATGTGGTTTTGGTTCTAATTGTGGTTGCTTAGGTTCAAATTCAGAAATGTGAACTCTAGATCCATTCCATTCTTTAACCATTTCCTTATAAGGAAATTCCATACCAGATCTATCTGATATAAATTTTGCATATTTACCTGAAGCAGTATTAGACACTTGGATAATACACCTTCGGACTTATGTACGAGCTACTAGAAGAGCCGTCTTCTGCTAGTGCTCTTTGAAGTTCATCTTCATATAATAATTTTAAAGTTTGAATTCTTTCAGGTGCGTGTTTAATTGAAAGTTGATACGCGAGGCCAGCGACCATACAAGGTACAAATCTATAAGGCACATCTGCATCATTAGTATATGCACCTGCATCTTGAATTCTTTTTACATAATAATAATTAATTGTGTTACCAGCTTCAGAAGAACCTGGAGTTAAGTATAAAGTAATAGTTACTTTATCAATAAATCTTTGAACAAAATATTGTGTAGGTTGACCTGTTGAAGTTTTATTTGATAATGCTTGATATTCAGATCTATTTATTTTTGTTAGTGGAGAATCTACAGAAGATGAGTTTCTATAAGAAGCTTCTAAAATATCATCTACTCCATAAATAGCAGTTGCATCAGAAGTTCCATCTGCTGTTGAACGATACATAGTATATGTTGATTGAGCATTAACTAACGTAATTGAATTGTTAGCAATTTCCCAATAGTGTAAACCTCTATTAGCCCACTCTTGAAATAAAATATTTAAAGATCGTCTTGCAGATTTTAATTGATAACCAGATACACCTTGAAGACCTATTCTTTCATAAGCCTCTTCAACAATATCTGCAATTGAAAAACCTTTTTCAAAAGTTGTAGTGCCTGAAGTAGTGTTAGCCATTTAGCCTCCTACTTATCTATTAATAATGTTGCACCTGCAATATTAGAAATAGCTGATACTGTCATTCCACCTTCAAATAAAATTCCATCTTCTGGAATATTGAAAGCAAACACATCACCTGTTGGACAATCACCTTGAAATTGTGTTGTTGAATTTCCATCTTGTAAAGTTATTGAACCTGCTCCGCCACCGTCAGAAGCAAGAATTAATCCTCTTAATCTTGTTCTTCCTCCGAATACAGAACCAGTTCCAGTAACTCTTACTGCTTTAACATCAGATTTCATACCCATTAATTTTCTCCTTAATTAGGTGCTCCCTAAGGAGCACCATAAATTATTTATTAACTCTCTGCGCCAGAGTCAACAACTGTGTAAGTAAATACACCAGTTACTGTTCCACCTGTTGCAGCAGAAGCGCCAACTTTACCTGTTACAGTAGTTGCAGCAGAAATTCCACCTGCAACAACTAATGCACCATCAGCTCCTTTTAAAGAACCTTTAGTGTCAGCGTCTACTTCATTGAAGAAACCATCGTCGTCTGCAGATGATCCAATATCAACAGTTGGGTTAGTTCCACCTGTTGCTCCACCAATAGTCATAAAAGAAACTGGTACAGCACCTGTTGGTAAAACAAAAGTTTCACCTGAAGATGATGAAGTTCCAATTCTAACTGCTGTTGCAGAAGCTGCAGTTGGGTCAAATGAAATAACTTCTGATAAAGTTACAACACTTGGTGTTGCATTTCCTTTTCCAGCACCGCCATTTGATCTGACAATACCTTGGAATGTAGTTGTAGCCATAGTTTTATCCTCCTAATTACATTGACACAGTCTTTAGGCCGTCGACTATACTCGTTCCATGTCAATTTGTTTGTATAGTGATTAATTTATACAGTAGATTAGTGAAGAGTGCAAGATATCCCTATAGGAAAAGTATGTTTTCCGATAATGTAGAGTTCCTAATTAACCAGCATAAAGATGGATTTCACCATCTCTAGGATTCTTAGGACTCTCTTGATTCTTTAAGATAGATCTAATTGTATTTTTGATCTCATCTCCAAGAACTGACATCTCTGGTGTTACTAGTCCGCCATTTTGAAGAAACATCTCGTTCCATTTAGACTCGAGTTTGATTTTCTTCGCGAACAATACCATGTTGTCCTGAGCCATTTTTAACCTCCTCATAGGTTATGTAGCATTTACGAATATCAAAAAAATCGTTTGCTTCCCATACAATACTCTTTTCTCCTATTTTGTCAAGGATAGCATTTTCAATACCTTCAGTAGAATCTGTTGCTTCTAAATCAAAATCAGAAACATATCCAAAGGCTCTTATTCGTACATGAAATTTCTTTCTTTCCATATTTTCCTTTCTTACCAAAAAGAAAGGCCCCAATCAAGGGGCCTTTCAAAGAAATACTTAAATTAAATCAAGTATTAAGCACCTGGTGATCCGAAGATACCTCTAGGGTCAGAGAATCCAAAAGAATATCTCTCTCTAGCTTTGTATCTTACGTTGCCAGTATCGAAGTCACCTTCCATTGCAGTTTTGATTGGTGATCTTACGAACATTTTTAGACCGTTAGGCACGTCTGTTTTGATGAAAAACGCATCAGTGTCAGTTAAGAAATTGTTAACCACATAACCTTGTGGAATCATTCCCATTGATCCGATTGCGTTGATATCATTGTCCGCAGTACCAACTCTTTGAGCAGATTTCATTAATCTTTCCGCAGTGAATTGTAATTCACTTGGAATGATCATTTTCACTCCTCTAGCTGCAATTTTAAGTCCTCTCTCATCAGTGAACGCAGCAATGTCAATTAACGACTGCTCCAAAGATGTTTCGTTTAAGTCAGCAGAAGTTGCTAACTCATTCGAGAAAGTACCAGCAATTGTTGGGTGGTCAGTAGCACATAGCTCCTTACCATCACCACCAGCAAATGAGCTGTTGAACGCGTTGTTTAACACGTTAGCTGCTTTTACTTGTTTAGTATTCGCCATAGATCTTGCTAATGCTTTTGTATATCTAGACGCAAGTCTGTCATACAAGTTATCTTCAATCGCTTCTTCAGTGATTGAGAATGCAAGAGCAATAGTCTCGTGCGTATATCTAGCAGTGAAAGTTTCTTGTGCATTGTCAAAAGTTACTCCAGAACCTTCTGGTTTAACTTGAGCTTGCGCAAAGCCAGATAACATTACTTCTTCTTCAAAAGCTCTGTCAGATGACTCTGTGTCAAAAATTTCAGCATGCTGATTTTCATACCTTTTATACTCCAAGCCGAATAATGCATTCAAACCTGGCTCTAGTTCTTTAACTAGTTGTCCTCTAGAAATGGCCATAGTTATCCTCCTATTATATTCCGGCTACTTGTTTAATGAAGTGTTCATTGATTGTAACAACCCAATTAACATTTGCTGCTGTTAAGTCTGAGTTATCTGGATCTTTTGAAACACCCAATATTTTTAACTGACCAGTAGATGTACCTAATGATGAATCATCAAGTTCAACTTTTGATACATAGTTTGGCGATGAGCCAGCTGCGTATACAATGTCAGCTAAGTTTCCAACATCAGTTTGAGCCGAAGCTGCACTGTTGTTAGATTGTACTTCGAACCTTTCATAAGGATCATCAGCTACGAAGCCAACAATGTCTGTTGCAGTGTTGGAAGCTTCTAAGTGATTAGCCCATGTAGGTTTTGAAGTTGAAGCGTCAGTATAGAATACACCATTAAGCGAACCTAATAAAACGTCTCCGGCTGCTGCTACACCAATTGTACCAGTAGCTAACATGCCCACTGGATCGTTTTGGTAAATAGCTGTTGCAGAAGCTGCAATACTATATTCACTTAAACCTTGGTTGTCTCTATTCTGACCAACTTTACCTAATGCTTTCAATCCGAAAGCGGCGTCTTTGTTAGCCATAGTTTTTTACTCCTAAGTTTTAGTTTATATTTAGTATCACGGTAGTTGGTATCCCTAAAAAATTATTTTTTGGTACCACCAAAAGTTACGCGACTCTGTCGATCACTATCGATCGGCATACTTGGGTGCTGTTCCTTCAAGAGATCGTTATTAACTGCTTCGTCTCTATCTGCGGTCTGCTTATTAAAATAAGCTTCACGAGATTTTGCGAGCTCTTCCGGTATCCTTGCCAGCACAAGGCCACCAACTCCGATCACTCCTGCGTATTTACCTTCTTTAACAGTTGCATAAGATGATCCTGGGTATTCATCTCCTCTTACGAGTTCCCAACCAGATCTTAGTTTACCTGACATGTTCTTTGTATCGTCCATGCCTAAAACTTCAGTTCTTATCCATCTGTGTCTGAATCCATCAGGCGCAGGCGGTGCATCTAAAGATGACGGGGGAGTCCAGGTTGTAGGTCTCTTATCAGAAACTCTAGACTGACTCGCACGAGGGGTTTTCATTTTTTCGTTTTCCATATGCTTAAACCTCCTTCATGTGTTTTTTTTGTTTTGCATAATCTTCTAATGACACTCCTAATTTTTTGGCGATAGCAACTTCAGAAGGGGTGAGACTGATAGTTTTGCGACTTTGTTTTACACTTCGCGTCGCCGACGCTACTGTCTGTGTAGGCTTTGTCGTTTCACCTTTTATATTTGTATCATTATTAGTATCAAATTTATGCGGAAATTCAACCCTCATTCTTTTATCGATTTCAGCAT